CCAGAGACCAGTTCCATCCCTCACAGACTAAACCGTCATGGGAAGGCAATTCCGGAAGCTCCTCCATCTGCTGCAGTGCTGTCAGGGAATAACTGTACAAAAGCGTCCCGTCATAATCAAAGAACCGGACCGGCAGGCTTTCATCCGCTTCCTTACCACCGCCCCCTGACGGAATGCTCCGGATCGCATCCGGCATCATCGCCGGTTTCATCTTTTCACCGCTCCCCTTCTTTTCACGGATGGAATCTGCAATGGCAGACAACGTGTTATGCTCCACAAGCACATTTCCCATCAGAACTCCACCTCATTTCCATCAACCAGGCTATCCAGACGCTTTTCCATATCACTCACCGCAATGCGTACCTCAGAAACATCTGACTCAACAGACTTCAGTTTCTCTGCCACCTGTTCCTCCGTCTGGTATCCGCTGTCATTTTCCAGTTCACTCACCTTCACAGGAACCGGCACATTCCTCTGGGCACCGGCTTCAATCCCTTCCAGTTTTTCTTTTTCATCGGAAGAAAAATCATTGCTGGACAATCCTTTTCCCGCTTCCGCATCAACCTTGCCCTTCAGATCATCCGCCAGTTCCTCTCTGGTAACATAATCACCGCCCAGGCCCAGTTCCTCAGAAGTCTTATTTCCAACCAGTTCCACACCATTGATCTGCGGCTTATGGTTCATATTCTCATAATTATTCGAATTCGGGACACTGCTCATCGTCCCTGTCAGCTGCTCCATCTCAAGCCACCTCCACCGTCAGTTTCAAAACCTTATTGGCGATAAACGTACACCGGTAACCATTCGCCTTATTCAAAGACAGCTCCCAGATATACCTTCCAAGCTCCAGATGCTTCGTGTCTTCCTCCGAAAAATGAATGACTTTCTCCTCAAGATCCGCCACGATCATAAATGCCGGTTCCGGATCCAGCTTATTCCTTTTGGCCGCAAAGACTACCGAATCCCCTTCCTCAAACGCATACTCCGTGCCGTCCGGCAGGAATGCCTGAAAGGCAAAAGAAGGGGTATCGCCTTTGGTCATCTCTATCTTCATGTTATCATCAATCATCCAGGACATTCCATCACCTCACAAACAGCTTTCTGATGGAGTAACCATCCGTTACCCCATCAGCCTTAACACTTCAGCAGTCTGTTTACCTGTTACTCCGTCACCTTGAGCTTCATGATCTGTACCGCTTCCGGAAGGAGCAGCTTACCATCCACTCTTTCCTTGGCAACAAAGCCGATCATGCCGTTTCCTGCAAACAGTTCATTCAGCTGCTTGAAGGATCTGGTTCCCCGGTCACCGATGTTGTAATAGCTGTAATCTCCAAAAGAGATTGCATCCTTCGGTGCATAGGCAGAGGTATGCACAGCATACCCCAGAACCCTGTCCGGCTCTCCTGCCTGATAGGATGGCTGCCAGATGTAGGCACCATTGTTATCCTTAAGCTTTCTAAGGGATGCCAAAGTTCCGTCATTCATAATAAACGAAGCTTTCTTACGGTACGGTCTTTTCAATCCATACACCAGATCCAGCACATCATCCGACTTGATTGCCGCAGTCAGCGTGCCAAGCAGGTGTCCGCCGCCCACAGCATCAAAAATACCAGTCGGCTTTCCGGTACCATTTCCGTTGAGGAATGCATCTTCCTCCGCATTGGCAAGAGCGCTTCCGAACTGAGTGATGATATAGTTCTCCAGATTGAAGACACTGTCATAAAGCAGCTCTTCCGTCACCTTGATCGCCACATGCAGCTTAAAGGCATCCAGATACTTCTGGTCAAAAGTCGCATCCCCGAAGGTCAGCGCACCGCCTTCCTCGATCCATGCAGCTGCCGGTTTGGTTGCTGCGATATTGATCTTATGCTGTCCAGAAGTAGTGATCTTTGTAGCAAGGCCACGCATGATATTCTCCTCATCCAGCACATCGATCAGTCTTCTGTCATATTCCTCCGGAACCAGATAACCGCCATCCGCATCCACACCTTCCTGCAGGATATTGGACACCTGACGGAAGTTGCTTCTCATGGCATTCAGCATTGCCCTTCTGTACTCATCGGAAGCACGTCCTGTTTTCGGCTCCTCCTGTTTTCCAGAATACGGCTTTCCAGTCAGCGGCTGGTTGACCGGCTGGCTCAGCTCCTTCTCCCTCTGCTCCGCTTTCCTGTGGCGGTCGATTGCCTTTGTCAGATCCTCGATCTCTGCCTCCATTCTTTCATAGGCAGCATTATCCTCTGCAGACAGCACACCATTTTCATTCTCATGGGTATCCACAAAATTCTTTGCAGTCTCCCACACCTTAGCTCTTTTTTCCATTAACTCCTGAATCGTCATAGTCAAAATCCTCCTCAGATAAATTTTTTAATAAAAGACAAGCGCTCACGCAGCTCATCTGCAGAACGCCCATTGTCCTGTCCAGTTGCCTGGCCAGTGTTATCAACTCTTCCCTTTTCACAATTCCTGCAGGCATTCTCCGCCGCCCCGAAACATCCATAACACGGATCTTTCGACACGTTTACACCTGCCGGATCCGAAATCGCCGCCTGGTCTTTCACCGGCTGACTGCGTTTTCCATAATGCTTTTCCAGTTTGTTTACCAGAGCATTATTGACTGCCCTTCTGGAAAACATCACAGAATCTTTTGTTCCTGTCTTTTCCTGACTAAAGCCAGCAATTCCTTCAGTCTCTCCACCAGACTGACTGTCTCTCGTGAACAGAATCCCATCCGCAAATCCAAGCTCCACAGCCTTGTTTGCATCCATCCATGTCTCTGCATCCATCAGATGGGAAAGCTTCACCCTGCTCTGTCCGGTTTTCAGGACATATGCATTGATGATGGATTCCTTCACGGCATCCAGAAGCTCCATTGCTTTCTTCATCTCTGTATGGTCTCCCCAGGCAATGGTAGCCGGATTATGGATCATCATCATGCTCACCGGGCTCATTTGCACATCATTTCCAGCCATAGCAATAACTGACGCAGCCGATGCTGCGATCCCGTCAATCTTCACAATCACCTTTCCGGGATATTCCGAAAGCATATTATAAATCTGTGCCGCTGCGACACAATCTCCACCGGGACTATTGATCCATAAAGTGATATCTCCAGTTCCGGCATTCAGCTCATCCTTAAAAACAGCCGGTGTGACATCATCATCAAACCAGCTCTCCTCGGCAATCGTCCCGTTCAGAAACAGGACCCTTTCCTCTGCTTCCTGCCCGTTTTCCTGATCCACCGTTTTTATCTTCTTCCAGTTCCAAAACTTCTTCACTGGTTTCCTTCTCCTTTCCGGATGCCGCAAATATCCCCGCATCCTGCAATTTCGTCATATTTCCATTGATCAGATACAAATCCCCGCCAAGTTCCTCCGGGATCCTGTCCATGTTTTCCAGCTCCCGGATATCATTTGCCGACATCCAACCATTCTGCCTTGCGGTGGCATAACCGTTCATCCGGCTCTGGTAATCACCGCGGAGCAGGCCGTCCACATTGAACTTAAAGAAATATCTCTTCTTTTCCTCCGGTGTAAGAAGAGCCCTGACCATTGCCTGCTCCCATCTTGCCACCCAGGGATCCAGTGTATATTTCACAAACTCCAGGGACTGCTGCTCAATGTTTGAAAAGCTTGATTTCTCCAAATCTCCCACCATATGAGGCGGCACACGAAAAATTCTCGCAATCTCATCGATCTGGAACTTCCTTGTTTCCAGAAACTGTGCCTCATTCGGTGCAATGGAGATCGGTGTATACTTCATGCCCTCTTCTAAGACTGCAACCTTATTTGCATTCGATGAACCACCGAAGGTTGACTGCCAGCTCTCTCGCACACGGCTCGGATCCTTCAAGGTTCCAGGATGCTCCAGTACTCCGGACGGGGCAGCACCATTCGCATAAAACTTGGAACCATACTCCTCCGCTGCAATGGCGAGCCCGATAGCATTCTTTGCCATTGCAATGGGTGAATATCCCACCAGTCCGTCAAACCCAAGCCCCGGTATATGCAGCACATCTGTCGGCTGCAGCCTTACTGTTTTTCCGGTTTCATTTACATCCGTCCCATTTCTTCCAAGCACATCATCGCCATCACAAACCGTATATTCATAATACAGTCTTCCCTGTTTATCCCGGTCTACGGCCATCCGGTCAGGCATCAGCGGATACAGAGCCACGATCTCGCCCTTCCCGTTCCTGATGATCTGGCTGTAGGCATTGCCCCACAAAAGCAGATGTGTCATCAAAGTTTCCCTAAACACAAAGGAAGTCATCTCCGAATTCGGCTCATCATGAAGCAGAAAATAAAGCGGATGATCCACCGCCTTTTCCTTGCCTCCTGTATCCGTATATCTGTAAAACTGTAACGGCAGGCTTGCAACCGCCTCCGACAGGATCCTCACACAGGAGTACACTGCCGTCATCTGCATAGCACTGCGCTCATTCACTCTTTTCCCGGAAACCGAAGTTCCCCCAAAGAAGCTGTAAGCACTGCCTGCTGTCTTATTTACCGGGGCATCTCTGCCCCTGAATAATCCACTGAAAAATCTCATCCTTCTTTATCTTCCTTCCTGCAAAACAACTCTTCCATTCTGTCATCTGCATCAGATGCCACTAGATCGGAAGAGCACACGTCTGAACTCCAGTC